ACGATTGGTAGGACTTTTTCATAATCTTCAATACGCCCTAGAGGCGCTTCTTTATTCCATAATTTAGGATTCAACATAGTAAGCTGCGTTTTTACCATGCTCAGCAAATTTAACTTTGGTAACTCTTACCCTACCTTCAGTCTCAGTCTGAACAAATTCGTTAAGTTTGTTATAAATAAATTCAGCAAATTTCTCTGCCCCTGTAGCTGGGATTACCCTAAGTTGGATAATTCCTGTTTCATCTAGAGTCATAAAATCTTCTAGGGCAGGATCATCTTCAGCACAAATTAAAGTGTGGTCAAACATATAATCCATCCACGCTTTAGGAGACATACCATCAATTTGAGTTTCAGCACGTTTCATACCACCAAAGTCCCAAACCCAATTTCTATGATCTAGATCACCTTCAAAATATACTTTAAAAGATACCCCATAACCATGGAGGTATTGACAGTGAGTAGTGGTTGCTTTCCATTGACGGAATACTGTTGAGAACCCGTCAAATACTTTACTTGATTGAAATTTACCCATTTGTAAAACTATTATATGTTTCTATTAATTCAGCAGCTTTCATTTTGCTACCACCTGTTCTATAGTATTCTTTACCTGAATCATCTACTAGGATTACTGTTGGTAAATTTTTAACATTATATTCAGTAACCATTTCAGCACTAAATTCAGCATTAATAGCTTCAACTGGGATACCTGCTTCTGCTACTTTTCTAAGTTGTGGTTTTACCATTTTACAGACACCACACCAATCTGCTTCAAATTTCAAATATTTCATTATACTAATTCTTCTATAATTCCTATTACTTCACTAAATATAAGAGTAGTTACAGCAATAGGCAAGTTTACAATCAATAAACTATATCCTAAGATACGAACTCCTGATTTAATAAAGGAAACTATTTGATGTTTTCTAGCATCAGGATGATGTTGCATTTTAGGAGCTACTTTTTTACCCCAAGGTTTAGAATCCATTATTTCTCTATCACTCATTTTTCTTTTTCTTAATTCTTCTATTAACATAGAGGTAGGGCTGTGAGACAAAATCATATGATTTTGCTCACGAGCTTCCTTACCGTATACATCTTTAACCCCCATAACTTGCTAACACGTTTTCAACGTGTGTTTTTGCTACGTCCCAACTTACAGGACCAGTTTCATCAGCATAAGCTACTGGGTCTTTACGTCCTAGTTTTAAAAATGCTTCAATACGTTCTACACTTGAGGCTGATTTGTAATCACTAAACCAAACATTATCATGTTGCATTGGTTTGTAAGAAGTATTTGTACGAGAATATACTTCATCAAAATCAATGTTTAGATAATCACACAATACTTGACCATCCTCTAGGATATCAAATTTATCACCTTCAAGATATGGTGTAAAGTAACCTACCATATCAGCATCCCAATTACCAATTCTAAATGCAGCATCATCTGCATCACGGAATTCCTGACGACAATCTGGGTAAATTGCATGATCACCAGCATGAATACCTAAAGCGATATCTGTTTTTTCACCAGTTGAGGTTGCAACTGAAAGTGCCACTGCTTGGGTAATAGAAGCAAAGATTTTGTTTCTGTTAGGAACAACCGTTGCTTTCATATTATCCTCTTCATAATGACCTTCTGGCACATCATCTCCACCTTCTACAAGTGCTGAATTAAGTAGATCAACTAACCCATTAAGTTGGATTTGGCGGTACTTAATATTGTAACCACTTGTGTTTAGGTAATCGATTAATGATTGAGCTCGCTCAAGTTCAACTCGGTGTTTTTGACCATAGTCGAAACTAAGGGCAGTAACATTACCATTATACTCTTTGATAGCTCTTAACAATAGGGTGCTGCTATCCATTCCACCACTCAAACTAACTACTACGTTTGACATTTTATAAAAATTTAAATTTGCCAGGTATTTTAAGCGTATAGGCTAACGCTATTCTTCAATATAATATTCAGTTCCACCATCTTTATCTCTGGTGAATTCAAAATCGTCACATACTTCATCCATTACCTCATCGTAACCTTCGTCACCTGAGTTGTAACGCTCTAATTGCTCATCTGTGAGCTCTACTACGTAAAAACGATAGTCGGTTTCTACTTTTACTAATTTAGCCATTTTATAGGTCGTTTATGTATCTAAACTTAGTTAGATTATCTGTTAATAATTCCCAATTTACTTCTTCCTCAAGCATATAATAATAATCATTCATATTTGCTTTAGGTTTTTTATCTAAACCCCATAAATTGTAACGTTCACACTCTAGAGCAGCCATTACTGGGTTTGAAGTATCAATTGATTCAATACAATTGTATCCTTTGTACCACCCAAATTCTTGTGGGACAGCACATCCTAGTAAGTGAATTCTATCGTTTTGTGAAATCACTTTAGTTTTGTATAAAGCTGATATTACTGAAAGTCTTCCCAAGGCCTTACCAAGATCGCGGTTAGGATGAGGGACAATATCATTATAATAAGAAGCACCATATGAAAAAGCTATTTTTTGGTATCCTAAATCTTTATATGTTTGGTAACAGGTAGCTGCCTCATGAATTGTTTTAGCTTGTACTACTGCTACTTTTTCTACCCCTTCAGGTAATTCAATAGAAGCCCATTTACGAGCATTTACTACTGAAGCATCTCTATCTTCCCACACATCTGGGATAATAAATTCATTTGGTCGAAGTTCTTCGACCCATTTTAATAGACCAGCATCATTGTAGGCATGACCTAACTCATGTAAGCTGTTATCTAAAATAATATAGCGCCCTTTATCACGCGCTTCTAAAAAATATTCTCGGTATGTCTCATCTTCTTCTAGTAAGTGAACTAACGCATAGTCGTAATCGTTAAAATTTTCACTGTCATAGAGAAGACAACGGGGAACTTCATGACTTACTTTTATCATAACTTTTTACTTTATAATAAATATAATTAATAGCAGGAGATAATCCAAGTCCACTTAAAAGAAAAGTAAAAATGTTAGGGTGCCAATGCTCCCCGCATAAACCCAAACTATGCTTTAACACTTCAATCATAATGTTCTCCAGTATTTCCGTTTTGGCCTATAATATTCATTCTACGATTTGATTCGTCTTCATCCCATCTAGGTTCTACTCTCATATCGGTATGAGTTCCATCATGATTATTAGTATAACTAGTAACTCCAATAAAATCGGATTTACCTTCTATAGCATCTTTAACTAATACTGACATAATTTTTCCTGTGGTGTCATCTACAATAACATGCCCTTGATTATTCCCAATTTCTAACTTCATTATTTTTTAGTTAACATTATTCCATATTCATTTCTTTGAGGACAGTAAAAAAAGTGTTTTATAGTCCATCCTACATAAGCTCCACTAAAGTAACCTTTTATAAAAGTATTATGGGCATTATTACCCCATACTATTTTTTCTCGGTCTTCCCCTTTTCGATTTTCGATTCGCGTATGGTGTTGTTCGTTTTGTTTCATTGCAATAATTGTAGTATGATAATAAGTCCATTGTCCATTCGCAAAGTTCATTTTCAAGTTCTTCACGAGTCATCTGAAAGTGAGAGGTAAAAGCATCATATAATGCCTCTAAGCGTTCATTTTCTTCCTTCTCATAATCCTCCATCAAACGCTTATAGCGAGCAAGGTCAACAGCTAATATCTCTAATTGATCGGAATGATCATGGCGGTTTAAGTCTACTTTATCTTTAGCCTGATGTAATGCTAATTGGGCTTGCCAGTAATAGGTTGATTCATTGAAATCTCCATTGATGATTCTATCGCGGAGATTAGCGCGTTTACCTAACGGGGTAATATTGTCCGTGTGAGTACGCCACCATCTAAAGCGATTGTAATTTAACGGCTGATACCGCGATAAATTCGATTGGACCACATTGAGGGGTTGATTCAAAACTTGTTCTCTAATAAAACTAAAAGGCATCTTTTGGATCTATTAATGGCATATTTTCGTAGGGTTTAATATACAAATCCCCTTCATCATCTACAAGTTGTTTTGGTTTAGCTTGCTCAAGCATCCATGGAGTATTTTCTCTACACCATCGAATATAGCCTGGGTCAATCATTTCAACCTCAGCTATGCTTCTTCCTTTATATTTACCTCTAGGAAATCTCATTTAACTAAATCTGCTCTACTTAAAATCATTTCATCTGTAGCCCCATCCATATAATAGATAAATCTGTGACATTGAGCTTCAGTTCCAGCATGTACTACTTTATCTTTAAATAATACAACGTGTTTAGGAACTACTTTATCCTTTAATTGGATAGATTCTGTTGGAATTTTAACTACTTGCATTATATCTCAATTTTATCAATTGGAAGTTTAAATGTTGTCTGTTGTTTAAATAAATCAAAAGCATAAAACGTAAGATACTTATCTGTGATTTTAAGAAGATTCATTCTATCACCCATAATCTCACCTAACTTACCGATTGAATAACTTTTATCAACTTTATCATCACCATACTCAGTAGTGAAACATTTTAATTCATAAAACTCATTCATGAATTTAAACTCGATAGTTTCGTTATCGTTTAACTCTTTAATTGTTTTAAAGAAGATTTTCTTTTTGCTCGGTGTCATAACTTTTATTTCTTTTTAACACGTGAATATAAGAAGGGGCTTTCACCCCTCCAAATATTTTGTATGTTTTCTTTAATTAGAGTGCTCCTCTTTCAGAAGCCATTGTCCAATCAAATACTGTTAAATCAGCACCTACAGTAGCATCAATCATAACTGATGTAGCTGAATCTGCTACTATGTTAGCTGGGGTAATTGTGTAGTCGTAAGAAACAAATCCTAAGGCACCATCTCTAAAATGGAATTCTACTAGGTTATCACTAGCAATAAAAGTTCCTTCTTCTAGAGTAAAACCTGGATTGGTGCTACCTTCACCACCATCTAATTCTAAAGCATGGTCTGAATCTGAACCTTCGATTCCTACATAATTAGTAATTACACCGAAGTAACCTTGATCAAGATCAAAAGCATCATCTCCTTGTGCCCATACTAATAGGTTAGAAGCATTTACACATCCTCCAAAGAATTCAATACCATCATCTAAATTGCCTACTACTTCAATGTGGTCAATAGTAGTACCTCTACCAACACCACCAAGTGTTAGACCATTTAATTCATTACCATCACCCAATAAAGTACCAGCGTGGCGAATTGAAACATATCTTAGGATACCTGAATTATCCATTTGATCAGTACCTCCGTAAAGACCAAATTCATCATTTACAGGAACACCTTCAATGTTTGCTGGGACAGCATCTGCTGAAATTGGAGCATTACCTAGGATAACAATTCCACCCCATAGACCCATATCAGTTTCATCTAAGTTATCACCTGTATCATAGATAGAGGTAAATACAATAGGTGAATCAACTGTACCTTGAGCATCAATCATACCACCACGAGCTACAATTAGAGCTGTTGATAAAGATCCGGCACCATCTCTTCCTTTGATTACAGTACCAGGTTGAATAGTTAAAGTAGCACCTTCATCTACTACTACTTTACCTGCCATCTCATAGACAGTGTCTGAATACCAAGTTACATCTTCTGAAATTAGTCCTGTTACAATACTTTCTTTAGGACCATCTGGGGTTGTTGTTTTCTCACAAGAAGAAAAAGCTAAAACTGCTGTTAGAGCTAAAACGATTTTTTTCATTACTTATTTAATTTAAATTTCCATTATAGATACGAAAAAGATTTTAAAAAGTCACGTGATTTTTTAATATGACGTTTTTACATTAACATGACGTTAAAATGACTCACTAATATTTATAAACATGAGACAAATTATTATTACATTAGCATTACTAATTGGATTAAATCTAAGTGCTCAGGAAAAGAAAGCATACCAGCTTGAGAATGGTTCTATTAGAGTAGAAACTCTTTACCCAAATGGACAAATCAGTCAATTGAGTTTTTATTACGAAAATAAAGCTATTGGTACTTGGAAAAAGTATGATGAATTAGGAAACGTTACCATGAAAGCGAAAATGGAGAATGGGCGACCTGTTAAGATCACCCACTTTCAAAATGGTAATGTTGTCGTGATTGATAGAAGAAAAGATTAAATATTTGGATTACCCATTAGAGTTTTAGTAAATATTTTACCATCAATTGCTCTAGAATAGGTTCCATCATCATTCATTGTAATTTCTTTACCTTTTAAAACTTTACGGATAATATCTTCATCTGTAATGATTGGGGCTCCTTTTGCAGCTAAAATATCTAGCAATTTACCTGAAATTTCAGCGTAAAAACCTGGCATTTTAAGTAATGTGGCTGAGATATTAACTGCTGCTGATTTAGCAGGTCCTGATCCATCGTGACCCATTCCTACTGATTTGTTACCTGCTGCTTTACTTTTAGACATTTTAACAGCATCAAAATCAGGATCATCATCTAAATCGATTACCATGTAATCAGCATCTCTTTCATCTCCTATTACATCAGCAGGGGATTTATAATTAGGATGACCACCAATTGGTTCATATGCTAAATTAATTAAATCAAATAATTCTTTAGCAAATTCGTCTTTTTCTTCATCAGTAAGATAAACCCATTTATTTTTTGGGAAATCTTCATAAAGTTTACCTTCAGCTAGGTATTTTTTTAAATCAAAATCCATTTATATTATTAACTATTGTGTCAATAAATATATTAAGAGGTGTTTGATGACCTATTTCTTCTTCAATAATTGTGTATTTTTTCAAACCAAACAACATCATTTTGGTAATTTCAGGATCAATCAAAGTATCTTCTTTACCTAATACAACAATTTTATGTTCTTGAAGTTCAGCTTGCTCACCCTCAATTGGGAAATCAATCGCAGGGTTAATACTACGACTATGAATAGCTGGGTTAAATAGGATAGCAGGTTTACCATATGTTTCAGCTAATATATCAGCAACGTAACCTCCCATACTACTACCAATAATAAGATCAGGTTGAAAGTTCTCCATTATATGTGCTAGCTTTACTGCGATAAAAGGATCTCTATAATCCATAGCAGGGGCATGCGTAATAAACATATTTGCTAAAAAATCAACTTTTGGACCGCCTTGATTACTTTCAAGGCCATGTAAATATAAAACCTTTTTCATCTTAATACATTTCGCTAATTAGTTGTTGACGGGCATACTCGGCACATTGGAGAGCATACACATCCCATCCTTCATCCTCGGTAACACAAATTTCTTGTTTACCATCCCAGATGATAGCTAATTTGTCACCTGTCAACTCACACTCGAAAAATCTAATTAACTGTTTCATAACCATTTGTTTCAATAACACCTAAATATACGAAGGGGCTTTCGCCCCTCCAAATATTTAATATGTTATTGTTAAATCATCTCCACTTTCTTTTTGTTTTAGTGAATTAATTTTTTCATTTATTTCTTTTAAGTTACGAGATTTCCATCTAGAATCTTTAGTTGATCTTGATACCTCTTCTCTTTGTTTTTCTAATTTAAAAAGTTGATATTGATCTTCTAAAATTTTTTTATTTTCAGGAGTAAATTCAATTTCTTTTAAATCATTAATTTTATTCCAATCATTACCTTCTTCCCATTCCTTAAAAACAATTTCTACCTGAGAGGGGGTTGGGTTTTCAATTGGGTCTTCTTCAGGTTCTGTACAAAACTCTTCAATTTCATCTTCCTCGTTAAAATCTTCCATTTCTTCTTCAGTCCACATACCATCATTAATATCAGGTAAATCATTAGGGTCTGGGTCTTCTTCTAGGATTAGTACCTTTTCCCCATAGATATTATCTCTAGTTTTAGGACGTAATTTTTCAAAAGCAAAGTTAGCAGCAATTACTAATGAGATAGCTAACGGGTCAAATACAAAAATAATTGTAAGTAAAAGATAGTTAATAATCTTATCCATTGGGATACCTGTTAGGCCTGAAAGATATTTAAGTGGTCCCAATTCACCTGCTAAATCATTTCCAGTTTTAATTTTAACTATTTCAGTCTCATAATTAAATAACTGCTCATTTAAAGCATCTACTTTAGTATTAATTTCAGTTTGACGAGCTACAGCTTGGTCTAATTGTTTTTCTAGAGCTCTACGAGTTGAACTAGAGGTTGTTGTAATAATTTGACCAGTTTCCTTGTCTCTATACTGGATTTTATTGTTAGATAAACCGTTTCTCAATTCAGTCACGGCCTCATTAATACTAGATTTTTCCTCGTTGTATACCGCGAGTTGTTCCTTAACATTATCTCTTTTAGTTTCTACTAAAGCAATTTGAGCATCTAAATTACCAGCTTTATTAGCTGTCTCTTGATACGCTGCTGATAAGAATCCATAAATACCCATACTAGTAATTAATACTAATACTACAGCTGCTACTGTAAGATAGTACTTCAATAAACGAGGGATAGTTTTTCTGTATTGATATAAAAGAGAAGCAATTACTAATTTAGCAACTTCAAGTGAAGTAGCCATAATAATAACTGCTAAAGTAGCCCCAGCAAACAGCTTGCTAAGACCACTAACTGAATAGAAAGCGGCCGAAGCAGAGACTGACAGGGCAGAGGTTGCGATTATAAAAGGGAATACCCTTTCTTGTATTTTTTTAACAAATGAAGAATTCATAGGCTAATATAGTATAAATAATCCCTTTTAAAAATCCAAGCCAAGAAGATAGAACTGGGTTCTTACGAACCCAATTATATTTAGTGTTTATGTATTTTTTAAAAAACATTATTTTATTTTCTAATGCCCTTGTGATTGTCTATACGGTCTAAGATTTTATTTAATTCTTCTGCTTTGATAAAACCTGCCATAGATGCATTCTTAAGGGCACTAATAATTTGTAGCACTATGAATGGTATGATAACTGTTTCACTAATCCAAGCTGTTCCTGCAAATCCTCTTTCAACCATTAAAAGAGCAGTTAGTAAAGCTACCCAAGTAATTACTCTTTTAAGAACACGAACTGCTTTTCTAGTTTGAAATCCTTCTCTTTTAATACCAGCAGCGATGCCAAAAAAACCATCTATAAAAACTACTGCAATAAGAGCAAGGTATTGTTCAGCATTACTCATAGTAAGCTCGAGGAAATAAGCACCTAAAAATGTCATAGTTGTTGAGGCTGCTGCGCAAAGAGTAATTGGGCTAGCTTTCATCACGCAATATCATTTGAGTTAATTAATGTATAAGTAAACGAGTTGCCCCATATCTTGGCAGCTTTATTTACAACCTCCATTAATAACTTAAAATCATTGTTCGCAGCAATTACTTGACAACCTGCAGACCATTTGTCTACTTGAATTGATTTACCACCTTCTCTAGAGGTAGCTCTGTGAATATTAATACCGTAGATACCTTCGTGTACGTTCTCTTCAATAAAGTCGTAAGTATCGTCTTGGTTTCCGTCTCTGTATACCTTTAAAGGTTTCTTCTGTCTTAAGGCTTCATATTTTCCTTGGTGTAAGCCGATCTTATGTGAACCTCTATACTGGCCTTCTTTTAGAATTGCAACACCATTTTTATTTAGGAGTTGTTTTTCAGTCCAATGTGAGCCTGGGTCGGTAGTTGCTTCAAAGCAATGGAAGTTCCATTCCCCGTTTTCATCTTTATATGATAAAGTAAGACAATCATCAAACTTATTAGTAACAGCTCCATTTGTAGCAGCATTTCTAACACCAACAATATTTACATCATAATTATCTGAAGTAAACCATTTATATCCTTTAGATTTTACTGCTGATTCAATTTGTTCTCTAGTATAACACGGCATAGTTATTCTCCTTTTTTAGCAAATTTTTCTAAACCTGCAATTCCAAAACAACCCAAAGTAACAAATACAAATGAGTTATAAATAAATTCTTGTACTACTAAGTCTTTACCAAAGT